GATCCGCTAGTTTGTGTTGCAGGAGAATTCATTGCTTGTGCTCGTGCGGCATCTGGACCGGAAGTTGGCTTAACCATCAGTATCTCCTAATAACGATGCAAACAATGTATTGTAAGCACTCATAGTATTTTCATTTGCTTTTGAAAGTTCACGAATCTTGACAATTGTAGAATCTTTCATAAAGGCAACAAGGTTTCTAGTTCCTGAAACAGTATCTAATGCCTGCCTTTGCATCTTGTAAGAATCATAGGCATCTAGCATTTCCTTAAGTGTCTTTTGCACAGAAGGACGTGCAGTTACAGTCTTATCATTAAGCATATTGCGTAGGTCATCAATAGCGTTGATACGCTCAATGGCCTTCTTGCCACCCTGTGACAGCTCTTCTTGTAGTAATGGTCGCCCTGCCTTGAATGTCTTAGCCCATTCCTGAAACTCATTACGTGCCATAGTACGCTCAAAGTCTGTAATCTTAGTCTTCAAAGAAGTTTCGTAATCGTTCTTCTTGCTGTAATAAGTCTGTAGATCTGCAGCAGTTTGTACCTCACGCAAGTAATCATCTACACGCTTGTTGTACTTAAGACCCATATCCTTCATAGTCTTGTAGGCATCCCAAGAGAAACCTGACTTATGAGGAATAAGGAACGCTGCTCCTTGTGGATAGCGATCAAACAGATCCTTGTTCTTCTCTACAAAGGTACCTGATTCTTCTGCATATCGGATGATAGCAACAGTCTTCTTCTCAGATTCTGGAATAGTAAATGGAATCTGGTTAGGGAATAGTTCAACCCACTTAGCCATAGCTGCGTCGTAATCGCCAGGGTACTGATCTAGTAGACCGTTCCAAGCCTGCTTGAAGTTTGCCTTACCATTATCTTTAATCCAGTCAGCCATATCAGCCTTAAGTTGAACTTGTGGTGATGCTGGTGCAAAGAAACCAAATACGAAGCGTGTGCCAAGAATACCTAGAACAGTGTTCTTAACACGCTGACGGTACTCTTCTTGCTCCTGAATAGTAGGAGGAATGAGGTTACCTGTCTCATCAAACTTTTGTGGTAGTCCGTGACCACCTGCCTCAAGATATGTTACCGCTTTACGCCACGCACTTGCGTACTGTGAGTCGCGTTCATCTGTGTTCATAGTTTCGTATATACGATTAACGTGAGCAGGTAGGAATGAAGATACAAATGAGCGTCCTACTGCGTACTTACCCATAGTAAGTTGGGTAATTGTGTCTGCAGCACCTGGTGCTCCAGCAACATCTACTAGGTTTGATATAACCTTCATAGATACACCAGCTAATGGACCTGAAAACGTAGGAATCAAAGAGTCTTGGTTCAAAGATGGGGTAAGCATCTTGACTTGTGCTCCAAATTGCACAGGAAATGGTGTCTTAAAGTCAGCAGGAATACCTACTGCTGTCATTGCACCACGTACTGCTGCGTAAATAGGCTCAATACCAGGATAGACGAAGTACTTTTCGCCTTGGTCATCCTCTTGAATCCAGCCATTGTGAGCAATTCCATCATAAGTAAGCGCTGCTTTGCGAATAGCCATTGGGTTATAGGCAACAACGCGAGACATACGACGATAGAAGTCCTCAGTTGCACGGTAGAAACGTGAGAAGTTACGTGCTCCAAATGCTAACTGTGTACGAACTAGTGGATTATCCACATATTGCAGTACCTGAGATACTGCACGCTCTTCAACTATCTCTGCAAACTGGCGTTTTGCACGATCTGTAGCTAAGGCAATCTTCTTTGGGTCTGATTGGTCAACCTTACTGACAACAGATGTGATGTACGCCTGCTCAAAACCAGATGCCTTCATCTGCTTGCGAATGTTAATGATTTCATTAAAGACAATGGGCTGACGAGACATACGCGAGTTAGCAAGACCTAGCCAAGTCCATCCCTTTGAAATCAATGAGGCGGTTACATTGCCTGATTCTGACAAAGGAACTAACTGAGGTCCAAGAACATAGGCAGGAATGTCTGCATCATCTAACTTAGATACATCATCTAGTGACAATTGACCAGAGATAATGTAATCACCCTGGTCATTCTGTACACGAATCTTGTTAAGAAGGTCTAGGTTGATTTCCTTCTCAGCACCTGCTGTAGTTCCACGCTTTTCAAAGATTTCTCTTGCTCGATTGTAAACAATCTCAGCGTGTTGTCTTTCATCAATACCTTTTGCTGCTAATTGTGCTTCTTTACGTAGAGATGGATTTTTCTCCATCCAATCCATAATCTTTGCAATAGCAAGTTCTTTATTATCAAGGTTTGCTACAGCAACAGCACCAAGTCTGTCATTTGCGTAGTAGTTAATACGCATCATCCAAGTAAGTAGAGCTGCTTCGTCTTGTGTACCTAATGAACGAGCTTCAAACTTACGACCTTCTTTTGCTATTCCGTACTTTGCAGCCTTTGGATCATTGATTATGAGAGCTTCGCTGCGAACTCCGTGTGAGCGTGTGAAGATAGTTGACCGTGTAATGAAGTCACCACCGGTGGCAAAGTTACCTGCACCTTCAGATACTAGAGACATAGAGTTATCTAGGTTTCCGTATACAAGATGCTCTGCAAGGATTGCCGCTTCTTCTTCAAACATAGGCTTCATACCTAATGCTTCACGGTAGCGGTTTATTCGTCCAGATGTAAGAGCAGTAGCAATGATGCGACGTGTCTGGCCTACCGCACCACCTGCTGTGCTCTCTTTAAGAGTTTCAATCTCTGCTGCAAGAGATGCTTTAACTGCAGGATCTGTTGTAATCCTCATTGCTTCTCTTTTAGTTTTAATCTCTTCGCGTGCTTTAACGATCATATCGTCAACTGCTGTAATTTCAGCCTCGTACTTAGCTGCTTCATTCTTATTAAGAATTCGTAGCACTCCACCTAGTGGATTGTCTGACCAAGTTTTAGTTTTTCTTGCACCTTCTAGCGCTGTGTTAACGCGAGTTGAAAGATAACGACTCTTAGCAAGACCCCAAGGGCTTGCACCAATAGCAAGATGAACCATTAAATCTTCAGATGCGTTACGGATAGCATAACGTGGACCAGCAAGAGTTAGGAATGACCAGTATCCAGTCATATTATCTACCCACTGCTTGTTAGCCTGACCAAACATTCTGCCGATAAGACCGCTACGCGCTGCTGCTCTGTCAATATCTACAAGGCTAGGCGTTGTCATAAAAGGATTATAGTCAGATGGGATTGCACCAAGGTCTGGAAAGTCATCAGCAAATGTTCCTACAGAAAACTTAGCGTCTCCCTTAGTAACAGTCTGGTTAACAATCTTCTGACCAGCTTCTGTAAGGTTTAGACCACGTGCCTCTGCGATAGTTCCCCAGATGCCCTTAACCATTTCCTTACGCTGACCAATTTCAGTTGATGCTTCAAAAGTTTCTTGAATCATTCTTGCATCGTACTTAGTCATTACAAGACGTGCTAGACGGTATACCTGTGTTGAAGCATCTGGCGCAGTTACATCAAATACATCATCCTTGAACATAGGAGCGATGTTGAACTTAGCCTTAAACTTATCTAAACGCTCACCAATTGCTCTGGATGATAGTCGAAGAACGCCTTTGATATCTTGAGATGCTTTTACCTTTTCACCAAGAAGTGTGGCATCTTCTGTAAGTGTCTTACGGATTCCATCTGTATCTGGTAGTTGACCGTATAGATCATCTATAATTCTAGGAGCAAAGCGGTCAATGTTAATGACCCTATCTGCACCAGTAACGATTGCTATACGTGTCTTACGTGCTTTATCTAAACGTGGAAGGATGACGCGCTTGCGTCCGATAGAACCTTTTAACAGTCCAACAGATTCTTCTGTGTTTAACAGGAAAGCCTTTGCAGAATTTGCATCTACTATGTCAGCCTTTTGGAATACTCTGATTACTTCTGGACCAAATTCAGGTGCAAGAACTTTAAGAGCATCGCGTGCTTCTACTAATTCTTTACCTTTGGCGTTAGAGTTTTGTAATCCTGTGTACTTAGCAAGAGCTGATCCATACTGATCCCAAAACGCTGCAGCTTTAGGATTAGCAAAATACTCTACTACCTTCTCGCCCTTAGTAATAACGTCAAGTGAATACTTGCCCACTACATATAGAGAACGTAACTTTGATGCAACAACAAGTGGATCTGCAAACAAACGGTAGGCAGCATCTGTAGTTCCAGACACTAGGCCGTAAACTAGGCCATTCTTCTCAAGTGCCTCAGGAAGGATTCTGTTAGCAAGTTGACGACCTGGAGAGAACTTTGCTCTGTCAACCTCTGCAAGAGTGTCGTTGAATAGTTCACGTGCTGCTTCAACATCATTTACATTGGCAACAGTTTTATTACGTGGGTCTGCCAACATAATGTACTTTTGTTGCTCAGGTGTAGCAGTTGCAAATATCTTTGATACGTCTTCGCCAGCCTTGATACGCATAGCGATATCTACCGCATCGCGCCCATACTTTGCTCTAGCGTCTTCGATGCGTCCTTCGTTAAATACTTTGTCGCCTTTGTCGTTTGCTTTATCCCAAGCAAAGCCAACTTCGCCTTCTGATAGTGGAATTGCGACAGCACGATAGGCTCGTGTCATTAAATCAGATGCTTCGATAACACCCTTAAAGGCAAGAGTTACAGGGTTATAGTTAGCAGCATAATGCCAAGCACTTCCAAGCCAACCACGAGATGGCTTAGTAGCGGGATCTTCTACACCGTACTTCTTAACAAGGTCTGATTGTTGGTCAGGAGGCAATGCAGCATATTTAGCTGCAGCTACCTCTTTAGGAAGGTTAGATAGTTCTCTGTGTACAAAAAGAGATTTAACTAAATCATCAACTTGTTTTTTTTGCTCACCTTTAAGGTTAGCAGCTAACGCTGCTGCTTTAAGATTATCACTCATTAGTTACCCTGCGCTAGTGCTTCTTGATACAATACTGCAACCTCTCCAGTTGTATCATATGGAAGCATTGCTGCTAAGGAGTCTGAAAGTTTAATCATATTTTTTTGCATCATTAAAGCGCTAGATCCTGGACCTGCGCCCATATCAATACCTGATGTAATTGGTTCATTAGGACGTTGTGATGGTGCGTATAATTCTGTTACTGGTCCTTGTGTTGCAGCATCGCGTACATCGCCTGCACGAGCAGGGCGAGTATCTGCAGTCTTAGCTAGCGGAGCGCCAGACTTAATAGCCTGTGTTTCAACGCCTTCACCGTATGCTGTGGAACCTAGTTCCAACTTATCTGTACGTGTAGAGAACTTACCTGGGCCTGCTGGTCCAGCCAGTGGATTCATCATACTCACTGTTTGTCCTCCTCTAATTTTTCTAAGTCTGTTGCCATATCTTCCCAAGCCCTGTTGGTCTGAGTAAGATGATTTGATTGATAAATTGCTAACTCCATTAGTTCACCTGTTAAGGTTTCTATTGATGAAGCTATGTTGTGTATAAAGCCTACACCTACAACAACAAGATCGAGAAAGCGTACTGGACGAGGAATGTATCTATCATCTTTCATCGCCCAGTACACCTCTCATTAAAAAGTTATTATCCCTTTTTTACTGCGTTGCCACGACGGCCTGCTGGCATCATTGATGGAACTACCTTGCCACCTTTTGGCTTAGATGTGTCCTTCTTGCCTTCGACGGCCTTTGACATTGGCGCTGCTGCGCGAGATCCCTTGTTCATATTTACACCTCCTCTGCTTAAGCTGCGCCGGTGATACCAGCGAGTAATTGGGCTATATCGGGTCTTTGACCAGCAGCAGGGGCCATACCACCTTGTTCTTGTGGAGGTTGCGCTGAGGCTGGGGCGGGGGCCGCTCCTGCTGCTGGAAGTTGTTGTTCCATACCTGGTGCCATTGGTGGCATCTCTGGGGCTGGAGGTGGTGGTTCTGGTGTAAATGCTTTTTCGATTGTGCTCTCTAGCGATTGGCCCTTTTGCCGACCTTGGATAACAGACGCAATGCGGGTGATAATCTCACTAGGGTCTTGGCCTTGCGCTGCAAGGGCCGGAATGGCTTGAGCATACTGAGCAACAGCCACGCGCAAAGAATCGCGCATTTCTTCGATATCAACACGTTGTTCCTCCTGCGTAACATTCAAGTCCATTGGAATCTCACGACGTACATAGTCACGAGATACGAGCTTGTCTGAACGCATTTGTAGTAAAGCAATGATGGCACGGTTTGGATCCATACCAGACATAATTCCGTAGCGTACATCTACGCCGTACTCACCCTTGATGTCACGAGATGGTGTGTACTTTAGAACGTAAGGTGTTCGATCATCTGACCCCTTGATAGTCTTTGGAATACCACCAAATACTTTCTCATCTGCTTCAAAGCAAACAGAGATAAGTTCTTGGAACATACGAGCAAACTGTGCTTGTGCTGCCTTGATCTGTGTATCAAAGCCAGCCTGTAGAGCTTGTACTCCACGACCTGTAACAACAGATGCGTCAATGTTACCTGAGCGAGACTCTGGGTAACGAGCACCAAGG